TGATCTTCCGGGATTTGAGCGACTCCTGCGCGAGGCAGGATTCTCCAAGTCCCAGGCCGTGGCCATCGCAAGCCACGGATTCAAGCATCTGCTCCGGAGCGAGTCCGAGGGCGGGCTTGTGACGGACCTGCAGCCGCTCGCCGAGCAGCTGCGCAACTTCACTCTCCCCCAACTTTGAAGGGAAAACTATGCAATCCAATCTGTCTGAACAAGGCGCGCTGATGGGCGCGGTGGCCGGCGCGATGGGCGAAATGGCTCGCAAGAGCGGCGGCGCTGGCAATGATCCCGAGCGCCTCGAGATCAAGAGCCTGCTCGAGGACCTCGCCAAGCGCGACGAGACGATCAAGAAGTTCGCTGAAAAGGCCGGCGAAGAGATCAAGTCGCTGGGCCAGATCTCGGCCGAGACCAAGAGCGCTCTCGAGAAGATCGCCACCGAAGGTCTTGAAGTGCAGCAACGTCTGTTCGATCTGGAACAGAAGATGGCCCGTCGCGGCGCCGCCGAACAGCCCCGGGTCAAGACCTGGGGTGAGGTCGTCGCCGAGTCCGATGGCTACAAGAGCGTTGCCGAAGGCCGCGCCGCTCGGTCCGGTCGAATCGCTGTCAAGGCGGTCACGAGCGCAGTTACGTCCGCAGGCGTCATGGTCCCGGCGGACCGTCTGCCTGGCGTAGTGGTCGCACCGCTGCGCGAGCTGGTCGTCCGTGACCTGCTCCTGCCGGGTCGCACGACCAGCAACTCCGTCGAGTACGTGCGTGAGGATGTGTTCACCAACAATGCCGCACCGGTGGCCGAGGGCGCACAGAAGCCCGAGAGCGATATCACGTTCGAGCTCGCGAATGCTGGCGTGAAGACGATTGCCCACTGGATCCCGGCCAGCAAGCAGATCCTCGATGATGCTCCGCAGCTGCAGTCCTATATCGACATGCGCATGCTGTACGGCCTGCAGCTCAAGGAAGAGCAGCAGATCCTGCTGGGCGACGGTACCGGCGCCAACATGCTGGGGATCATCCCTCAAGCTGCGGCCTACCAGGTGGCGCGCAACAAGGATGGCGACACCATGATCGACGTGGTGCGCCATGCGCTGCTGCAGGTGCGACTGTCGCTGTACCGTCCCAGCGCCATCATCATGCACCCGGAGGAGTGGGAGGCGATCGAGCTCACCAAGGACAAGAACGGCAATTACATCTGGTCGAATCCGACTCTCTACAACGGAAAGAACCTGTGGGGATATCCGGTCGTGGAATCCATGGCAATGGCGCCGGGCGACTTTCTCGTCGGGGCGTTCAACGCCGGCGCGCAGCTGTTCGATCGTGAGGATGCCACCGTCGAGATCTCGGCAGAGGACCGCGACAACTTCATCAAGAACATGCTCACCATCCGCGCCGAGGAGCGCGCTGCATTGGCTGTGTACCGGCCCGCCTCGTTCGTGCATGGCACGTTCCCGTCGACGGCGGTCGCGCCGCCCTCGGGCGAGTAATCCGGAATCAACGTTACAACATGGAGGGCGGCGGCTGGGCCGCCGCAGCAACGATGAAAGCTATCGCACTCAGTACGTTCGAGAACGAAACCGAGGGCCTGGTGCGCCGAGGGTCAGTGCTGGAGGATCTCGACACGCGGCGCTTCAAGGCGCTTCAACTCGCTGGCTTGGTGGACGAGGTGGAGCCCGGCCGCAAAAAGCTCGAGGCCGGTCAGGCGCTGCCGAAACGTGCTCAGGCGCACGCAGACAAGCAAGCGCCCGTGCCGCAGAACAAGAGCCGCGGAGGGGCGCGCAATGGCGGGAGTTCCTGATCTCAACGAAGTCAAGGAGCACCTCCGAATCGACGGGACGGATCTGGACCGCATTCTCACCCGCCTATTAGCTGCGGCGATCGGTAGTGTGGCGCAGACCTTGGGGCGGCCGGTGCCGTGGACTGCGCTCAACGACCAGGGCGTTGAGGTTGTGACGTGCCCCGACGCTGTCGCTGCCGCGATCCTCCTGCAAGTGGAGGCCCTTTACGGGCCGAAGGGCAGCTCTC